CACCTACGGAAATGAATAGCATTCACATGAGACCCTACCTCGATTCCGACTATGAGAGAGCATCTCATAGTCGGAATCGAGGTAGGGTCTCATGTGAATGCTATTCATTTCCGTAGGTGTCCCAGACAGGTTCAATCGCGAGAATACACATTGGATAGGGGTCACTTTGCTGGACAGAAACATCGGCGTCGAATCCAAACGTGCCTGCCGTCAAGATTTTTTGATCGCCCGTGGTGAGGGTGCTGGCGAGGTCGTACCACTGCCCGGCATTGACCCGCACTTCGCCGCCTTGGCTTTTGAGAGTGCGGACGACGACCTTGTGGATGCGCTTCTTGCGGCCTTGCGATGACCCGTCTTCTAGGTCCATGTCGAGCTTCATGGGAGTGAGCGTGCTGGTGTAGGGCAGGCCGACATAGCCTGCGGCGGTCGAGTAAAGTGTAATTGAGGTATTGCCAAGAAATGTTGTAACCAATTGCGTTGTTACTGATGTGCCTTGAACAATAGTAACCGTTTTACCATTAAAATGTGCAGGGACAGAAACGGTTCTTGCCGATGTTGGGTCACCCTGTTCAAACGGACCGGGCAAAGGTGTTAATGTTCCGGTCGGAAAATTAAAATGCCCGTCGAGGTAGCGGTATGAGGCGCTCGTTTGGTTGTCGAAAGCGGTTCGCCACAGGAGCGGGAATCGCTCGATGGTGCGGTAGGCGTAGCCAGCCACGGTGCGCTTCACGACCATCCAGACCTCGTCCTCCGTGCCATTTCCGTAGATGGTGGCGACCGACTCGACATCGGCATTGTCGCCGATGGTGTGGCGATGCCAGCCGACGACTTTCTGGTCACGCTCGTAGGTCATGCCAATGAGCGTGCCGTCTCCGCGCACGCACCAGAGGATGGCGTCCGGTTGTTGTTGGTAGGCGACCTCGACGATTTCGCCGACCGTGATGTGTTCGGCAAGAAGGGTCAGATCGGGAGCGACCCAACCGTCCTTATTGAGTTCGTAGACGAGTTCGCGCACCTTGCGTCCGTTGCGTTGGACGAAAAGAAGCACATCGTTGACCATCGCGGCTCGCATGTATTTCGATCCGTAGGAGGCCTGCCTGCGGGTCTGGACGTTCGTGGCCGAGAGCGCCGAGGCGGAATCCGCTGCGCCAATGGTCCACTCGTCGCCGGATGTCCCGACGAGCATTTCAGATTGGGAGAACATCCAGTTGATGCGGTTCCCTTCCGAGGCCGAGAGCGTGAACTGCACGGCATCGCTGGCATTGACTCCGAGTTCAAAGTTTTCAAAGTCGCCAATGGCGCTGCACCAAATCGTGTTGGGTTGCGCTTTAGTCCCACCGAAGCAGAGACGTTGCTCATGCAGGCACACCGAGCGTGGGTAACCGCTCGTCGCGTTGAAGGCTCCGTACTGCCAGAATTTCGTTTTTGCACCAGTAGCGGCGAGAGGTCCGAGCCACTTGTCTACGTTGATAGTGCTGGCTGCGGTTATGGTCGCGACCCCGCCGATGATATTGGTTGAGCTATCGATGCGAGCATTGGGAACCTGTTGCGTGGTGAATTTGTTGGTATCAATTTTGTTGGCTGCGGGTAGGTCATACCGTGCCATAAAATATTTATCCGTGTTTTGCACCTTGACGTAGCTACCTCCTAAATAAGCTTGACTTGGTTCCCAGTGACTTGTATCCATCATTTCCCAATAGTCATTTAAATGCAGTGGTGTATTTTTTGGAACCGCTTTTTTCGCTTGATGCAGTCCCCCGGTTGTGTTGGTTTGGCCGGGTTGGAGGACATAGTCTCCATAAGCGTAAGTGTCAGTAGAATTCCAGTCCTCTAATTTGTTATCGTACGCTGGGGTAGAGGAAAATGAGGGAACTTCACCATCGCTTGTGATCTCCTTCCACTTCGTATTGTCATACAGATCGTTGGCGGCTTTATGCTCCAGCATGCAATAATAGGTCTTGCCAGAATCGTAGACGAAGTCGCCGACTTTGTAGGGAGTTGACATTGACCATGTGGTGGCGATTTTTTGCGCGTTGGTGATAACGATTTTGAGACCACAGAGACTATCTTCCGTTCCACTTGTGAGGATATTTTTGTCGTTGTCCACGATGTACTCACGGACGATTTCCATTTGCGTGAGATTCTCTGGATAAACATTGCGGTAGAGAGGTGCTGTGAGCGTAATCGCTGGCGAAATCGTGTACCGATAGGTGTTCGTGGTAACCGAAGAAATCGCGGCGTTTACCTGTTTGTAATCGCCTTTAAATGACACTCGGTCACCGCTACCGTAACCGTGATTGGGTTGGTATACCTCTATGGTCGTGGTGTTAACTGGGTACGCAAGACCAACACTGACTCCCGCCTGCAAGACCTCGGCAGGCACGCGCAGGATTTGGACCGTTGCTCCCCATGTGCCGGATGTCTCAAAGTCCCATGCCCCATCGACAAGCAAGATGTCGGATTCAAAGTTGCCGACGATTTCGATCTGCTTGTACAAATTGGAATTCTGCCACTTGAGTTCGATCTGCGATCCGACATACCCAGAGAATAATGGGAGCGATGAAATATTGCCAGCGGCAATATCGGCTTTAAATGTGGTAGCAGTAAAATCTTTTAGTGCGCGAAAAGTATAGGTGGATGAAATCTCAGTCCATTTTGTCGCATCAAATACCGGACCAGTTGTAGATGCCGTACACTTATACACTCTAAATTGAGTCACTCCAGTGAGGGCGTGATTAATATAAATGAAGTCGCCCGCAGTATAATTAACATTGTAAGCGGAGGTTTCCTTTAGAATCCACGGTTGCAAATTCGTCCCAAGTTGAGTAACAATGTATACTCCATTTTCTGATGCGGATTCCTTTGTAACATGAACCAACATACCTACATAAGCAGTCTGCCCATCTATTTTTAAAGTGTTGTTTGTATCCGTGAAGCTACCACCATATACTAAAGAGTAGCCCCCATCCACCAATACCGCAGCCGCATTTGGAAGGGCGGTCGTAGTAGTAACAATATGTGGCCAGTGCGGGGGTATAATCGATGTGTCTTTTAAATATTTATTTGCAGAATTATAACCCCAAATGCCCATACTTGCATACAACTTCGTCTGATTATCCGAGCTATCGAGTAGCGGTGGGTATTCAAATTTGACCTCCGCGAACGTCCAGTTGGTATCCGACACGCGAGTGAGTTTGCGAGGCGGGTAGTTCGCGTGCGCGAAATACATGATGTCGTTGATCTGGCAGTATTGGATTTCGCGCAGATCAGCGGCGGCATACGGAGTGGCGAGTTCTGTTGCTGTGCCGGAAATAGTCTGCAATGTACCAGAGGGATTCCAGACGCGCAGGTAGCCCACGCCTAGCTCGATCACGAATCGGGTCGTGGTCGAAAAATTGAACCCGATCAACCGACTCTGCGTGTCCGAGGTTTTCGTCGTGCCAATGTACTGCGTTCCCGGACGGCGGATGGCCCCGCCGTAGGGCATGATCACGAAGTTTTCCAGAGTCCGGCAGGCCGAGCGATATTTATCCAAGGACGTCCTGGCGTCCACCATCGGCGAGACTTCACCGGCGTTGAAGGATGGATAAAAATCGAATTTCGGCATGTGTTACTTTCGGAGGTCGCGTAGGACTTTGACCAAAGTGGCGAGGCCAACTGCGAGGCCGACCGTGACGCTGGCGAGGCGCATCCCCGCTTCCAAGTGCGGAAGCAGGGAGTACGCCGCAGCGCCAATGGAGGTCGCGCTGCCGAGGAGGCCGGTGGCTGCGGTCTTGAGGTTCTCCATGCTCATGAGTTGGATTGAGCAATGAGCGACCCAACGATGCTCGTCGTGGCGCACTGGGCCAGCCTGTCTGTATTGAGCAGGTCTGTTTTTGCTTTTATTGCGGTGATGTTTGTGCTGACCGAGGACGCGAGTCTGCTGGATACCGTGGTATCTAGGTTTGCGAGTTTAGTAGAATTAGCATCCATCTCCTGCCGGATTTGAACCACACTTGGAACCGTTGGCGCATTGGTGAGCGTTGTCGCGGTATCTACCAATCCTCCCGTGATCGTGCGTGATGCATGACTCCACACATCTGAGGCAGAGATGCCTGCGCCTGCGGTGAGCGTGCGAGTGGCGTGGCCCCACACAGCTTCTGGCGTGAGCACTGCCGTGCCAAAGCCGGACCCTACAGGGACTCCCAGACTAACCGAGCCTGCGGCTGGGACGGCGCATGTGCCTGTCAGATTTCCGCTGGCGTAGACCGTGCCGCTGCGGACATCGCTGGGGACGGCTTGTCCGAGCGAGTTGTCGGCGGTGAACATATCGACATAGCCCCCGCTGCCGTTTAGTGCGAATCTGACTTTTGCTAATGCTGGAGTCGTATTTAAAATAATTCTAGGAGCAGACACGGGTATTAAGCCATCAATCGCATGGATAAATGATCCACTCACGCGAACGGTAGCACTCGTAGAAGATACTGCATTCATGTTTGTTGCCGTTACATTTCCAATTATCGTGACAAGTCCCGTGCTAGAGTTCGACACCCCTTGAGCAGCCGTTCCCCCTGTAACATTGCCGATGATGTTTATTGCGCCGATAGAACTATTATTAATTCCGACGCTTGCCCCTCCAGTTCCACCTACCAAGTTCCCCGTAATATTAACGACTCCACCCGCGCTGTTGGTAAGCAACGGCGTTGATCCTCCTGCCCCAGTTGCGGTGCAGTTGCCAGTTATAGTCAATGTCCCTGTCCAACCATTTGAAAAAGCGCGACCAGTATGCGTTCCAGCCGAAGTAACGATTAACGTGCCTGTGTTATTATTTGATACCCCAATAGCTGCGCTGCCTGCACCTGTCACGGTTCCGACTATTGTCGCTGAGTTTGGCGAAGCTCCTGCATAATTTACGCAATTTGCCAAGCTGGCACTAACTGCGGCAGTTAATGTGACTCCATTGCTCATCGTAAACGATCCGTTTGCTGCCGCTGTTCCGCCCCCGACAAACGTCCCAGCATTTGCGGCATTTGTGACCAATGCGACATCCGCATTTATATCCACCGTGACCGTGAATGTATTTGAATATATGGAATGTCCAGCACCATTCGGAGGGACTGCACCGCCAGCCCATGTTGCTCCTGCACTCCAGAGTCCCGAGGCGATTGCGCGATAGTTTGCCATGGCTTAAAGTCCTTTCGCGGTGATGTAGGTTTGGAGGGCGGCTTGGATCGCGGTGACAGCTTGCTGGGTGGCTTCGTCTGATCCCGAAAGTGATCCGAGAGCGATGCCGATGGCGGCAGAGTCGGCGGTGATGACCTCGCCGTTTTCGATGGCAGTCGGAACAAGCCGCATGGCGACATTGGCGTCACTGGAACCGTCACCGAGGTACTTGCCGGTGATGGCCAAGTTGAGCGAGAATTTCGGGTAGGATTTGCCGTCGAGTGTGATTGGGTTGGATGCGGTCATAGGTTATGCGTAAGTTAGGTTTGTTTTGTTGTTAAAAGCTCCGATTGCGGAGCTTTCGGAGACTACGTCTCCATTGTCATTGGTTGTTGTTTTGGTTATGTCCCAGAGGGCCACGTCATAGACGCTGCCCGTGGAAGGAAAGTCGGATGTGGAAATACTGGCGAGGTAGACGGTATTGCCGCTCAAGGCGAAGGCCCAGAAGCGTTCGACCGCTGCGCTGCCTCCTCCGATGGCATACACCGCTCCCGTCCCCGGATGGCGGGAATAGAGGATGTGATCGGCATGATTAAGGCAAATCTCTCCGAGACCTAAATCGCTCGTCGTCGGGACTTTGCCTGCTACCGTGGATTTTTTGGGTATGATTGTTGCCATTTATCGAAATGGGGTTGCCTCCGGGGGATCGAACCCCAGAGGCGGTGGAAGGACTAGTAAGTGCCTCCGTCGATGGTCGATTCAAGGGCGCTCACGCGAGCCGATACGGCAGAAACTGCCGATGCTCTGGTGGAAGCTTCTGAGAGGATGTCTGCCTCTGCGGCGGTAACCCTTGATGTAAGGGCAGTTGCAGCGGTCACCACGTTGTCGATGCGAACTCCGAGAGCGGAATCGGCAGAAGTCCTTGCGGATGCCTCTGAAGATACAGCACTTGTGCGGGCGCTTACCTCTGCGGCGAGGTCGCTTTCGAGGGTATTGATGTCCGACTCTGCGGTCGTCACACGACCAGCGAGGGCGGTGGCGGCAGTCGTGATGGTGGCTTCAGCGCCGGTGGCACGGGTCACTTCGGCTGCGAGGGCGCTGGAGGCGCTGGCGGCGAGGCTAGTGATCGCTCCGTTGATAGTGCCATCGGCGGCTTGGAAGGCGGCGACGACTTCGGTGAGGGAGTCGAGGGCTGCGCCATCAACATTGCTCAACACATTGTCAATCCTAGTTCCGAGTGCCACTTCTGCTGCTGTCGCACGCGAAACCTCTGCACTCACTGCCGAGGTGAGAGTGGATTCAGCGGCTTGGGCGCGGGTGATTTCCGAATTCAGCGAGGAGGTCACGGAGGACACTGCCGAGGTTCTATCACTGATCTCTGTTGCCAAATTTGCAGAAACTACTCCTTCAGCGGCAGTTGCACGCGAAATTTCTGCATTTAAATTGGAGGTGAGTGTCGAGTCCGCTGCGGAGCGAAGCGAGGCTTCTGCGCTGACCGCGGAATCCGCGTAAGTCTTTTTCGCAAAGACGTTTTCGCCACCAATCGCCAGAACACCTTCTGCCGTTCCGATGAAAAGTGACTTGTTTAGTGTATCATAAGCCAACTCAGAGAGTTGCAACGATGAGGGCTGACCACTGCCCCGTTTGATTTTGATGATTGGGTTCGCCATTTGATTTATTGTGTTGGTTTTGTTGGGTTTGTGTTGTTGTTTTGGGGGTAACTAGAATTGTCCGCAGTCGATGAGGGCATTGAGGAGGACGTAGGTGGTTTCCTGCCAGCGGTAGGTCTGCGCTTCGGCGAGGTCGATGTAGAGTCGGGCCGAGCGACCGATCTCTGGGAAGTCGGAACGGGTCGGATATTCGACGATGGACTGCGCGATTTCGGGCAGGATGACGTCGATCTTACTGAGATCGAGTGTCTGCGCTAGGTTGGCATCGGTGATCGTTGTCATGCGTAGGTCGATGTCTCCCGGTTATTCCAAGCCACGTTGGTTGCGGTGGCGCTGGAGGTGATCGATCCTGCGGACGACACTGCCGTGCGGGTGATCGTCCACTTGGCGACTGCGGCGGGCGATCCGGTGGCAGGGACATCGG